AGAAAAAAGCCAACCGCATCAATATTGCCGACGGCGCATTGACCGAAGACCAGGCCGAACATAAAAAGGCGTTTAATTTGTATCTCAGGAAAGGTATTGACCACGGTCTTGCCGATATCCAGCGCAAAGCGATGAACACCGGTTCAGATCCGGACGGCGGTTATCTGGTCTTGCCGGAAATCGACCAGATGATCGACCGTATCGTGCCGACCGTCAGCGCATTAAACCGGCTGGCCAACGTCGTCACCATCGGCAGCAACCGTTACCAGAAGCGCGTCAAAAAATCGGGCATGTCATTGGCCTGGATCAATGAAGGCAGCGCCAATGGCGAAACGACCGAGCCCACCTATGCCAATATCGACATCGAAGCATTCACCGCCGAAGTCGAGCCCTGGGTCAATAACGAAACGCTGGAAGATGCGTATATTGATCTGGCAGCGGATCTGGCCGATGAAGCCGCCATCGCTTTCGCCGAAGGCGCAGGCGCTGCATTCATCACCGGCAACGGCGTCGGCAAACCGCGCGGAATTATGAGCTATACCAATATTGCTAATGCATCCTATGCCTGGGGCAAGGTCGGCTATATCGCCTCCGGTAAATCCGGCGCATTCGCCTCGGTCGCACCGGCCGACAAGATCGTTGCGTTGCAGCATGCGTTGAAATCATCCTATCGTCCAGGCGCTGTCTGGCTGGCCAACGATGCCACATTAGGCACGATGCGCCAGTTGAAAGACGGGTCGGGCAGCTATTATATCTGGCAACCCGATCCGGCTGCCGCATTCGGTGGCCGTTTGCTGGGCAATCCGGTCGAAGTGGACGACAACGTGGCCGATATCGCCGCCGCTTCGTATTCGCTGGCATTCGGCAACTTCAAGCGCGGCTATACCATCGTCAACCGCACCGGGACGACCATCATCCGCGACAACATCACCAGCAAAGGAGTGACAAAGTTCAATTTCCGCCGCCGTATGGGTGGGGGCATAGTAAATTTTGAAGCAATAAAGCTGATGAAATTCGCTACCAGCTAAACAGGTCTTTTTTTAACCACATTAAACCCGCTCCGGCGGGTTTTTTGTTAATTGCGGCCGGCAATCTTCCGGCCATCCTAACCAGGACAACATCATGAATAAAGATTTACACAGCAACATCCGTACAAAAACCGTCATCTCCCCGCTGGCTATCGGAGCCAACGCCACCAAATCCGGCATCGTCATCGATCGCCAGGGATACGGCGGCGTTGAATTTGTCGCCAGTTACGGCGCAGTCACCACGACAGGTTCTGTCGTCACGCTGGTCGTCAAGGAAGGCGACGTTACCGGAACAATGACATCAGTCGCAGACGATTACCTGCTCGGCACCGAAGCACTGGCCAGCCTGCCGGCGGCAACGCCAAGAACGGCAGGAACGACCAAAGAAGTGACCAAGCGTGTCGGCTACATCGGCAACAAACGCTATGTCACCGTGGACGCCGTGCAAACCGGCACCACCTCCGTCGGCGTGATCGGCGTGGCAGCGATCCTGCACACCCCGAACAACGCGCCGACCGACAACCCATAACCACCGCCGCCGCCCACACGGTCTGATCGCTCGCCCGATTCAGACGCCGGACAACGTAACCGGCACCCAATTAACATTCTGGCGAGAGAAAACAAATGACAATGAAAGAAGGGGAGCGCCAGGTCGCTCCGACCCTGGACGGCATACGCCGCGATCACGTGGCGCGGTATGAATTTGCGGCGTCCAGGCTGCCGAAAGGCTCAACGGTAATCGATTATGCCTGCGGCATCGGTTACGGCTGCAGGATACTGGCTGATGCAGGTCATATTGCCGATGGCTATGACATCAGCAACGAGGCCATAGAATATGCCTATGGTCATTACCATAAAAAAGGATTGGGCTGCAGTTCATCGTTTTGCACTGGAAATGCCAATAATCCAGGCCATTTAGGCCAATACGACGCCGCCATCAGCTTCGAGACCATCGAACACCTGCAAGACCCGCGCTCGCTGTTGCTGGCGCTGAGAGAATCCGCGCCGCTGCTGATCGCCAGCGTCCCGAACGAGGACGTGATGCCGTATGAGTATGCACCGGGCCAGACCTACGCCTTCCACTACCGGCATTATACGAAAGCGCAATTCAACGCCCTGCTGCAGGAATGCGGCTGGTGCGCGGTCGAATGGTACGGTCAGGAAGGTCCGGACTCCGAAGTCGAGCCCAACAACCAAGGCCGCACGCTGATTGCGGTCTGCCAGCGCGACGAACTGCCTAAACAGGACGACATGCCGGAAGAAAAGCACGTCGCCATCCTGGGACTAGGCCCAAGTCTGGACCAATACCTGGAAATCACCAAGCGCCTCGGCGGAAGGTCGCGGTTTTGCGATGAAACCTGGGCGATCAACGCCCTGGGCAACGTGTTCGACTGCGACCTGGTATTCCACATGGACGATGTGCGCATCCAGGAGATCCGCGCAAAGGCCGCGCCGGCATCCAACATCGCTGCAATGCTGCATTGGCTAAAAACCAGCCGCGTTCCGGTCATCACCAGCCGAGCCCATCCGGATTACCCGGCGCTGGTCGAATTTCCGCTGGAGGATGTGCTCAACCACCTGGGACATGACTATTTCAACAGCACGGCAGCCTATGCCGTGGCGTTGGCGATCCACGCCGGGGCAACCAAAATCAGCCTGTTCGGCATGGATTATACCTACCCGAACGCGCACGATGCCGAAAAGGGCCGGGCGTGCGTTGAATTCTGGCTGGGCCAGGCGCACGCGCGAGGCATCCAGATCAATCTGCCGAAAACGACCACGCTGATGGATTCTATGTATCCGCGCGAGGCCAGGCTGTACGGCTACGATTGCGTTGATGTGGCCTTCAACAGCCAGGCCGACGGCAGCATCAAGCTGGCTTTTACCGAGCGCGTGACATTGCCGACCGCAGCAGAGATAGAGAAAAACTACGACCATTCGGCGCCCATCGCCGAGCAGCATTTGCCGATTTAAACCATTTTGCCATTTGACGCCCTTAACCGGGCGTTTTTTTTATAAAACCGCGGGAAAACCACATGAAAAAGTTAAAAAACGGGCTCATCGGCCTGCTCTTGTCGCTGGCGACCTTCGCCGCCAGCGCTGCCTCGCTGACCGATTATTACGAAAACGTTATCGTCGATCACCTGTTCCGGGCCACCGCTCTCAGCGAATCATCACCGGCCAGCTATTATGTCGGCCTGCTGACCGCGGCCTGCTCCGATTCATCGGCAGGCACCGAGGCGACCGGCGGCAGTTATGCCCGCGTTGCCGTCACCCGAGGCACATCGGCCTGGAAAGGCACGCACGGGTCGACAACCGGTGCATCGTCAGGCACTAACGGCACAATCAGCAACGCGGCCGCGATCACTTTCCCCGCGCCAACGGCCAACTGGGGAACGATCAGTCATTTTGCCATCTACGACGCCAGCACCGCCGGCAACCAGATCATCTGCCAGGCGCTGACGACCAGCAAAACCGTCAATAACGGCGATTCTGCGCCAGCCTTCGCGATCGATGCGCTGACCATCCAGATCGATAACTAACACAGGACCGACATGAAATATTTATTGATTGCAGCCGTGTTGCTGCTGCTGGCGGCCTGTTTTCACCAGCAAAAAACAACGGATGTATCTGTCTCGCCTGCAGAGCCGGGCATCGTGGCCGTGGCTACACTGTCCGACAGCGGCGATGTGGTCAATATGTCGGCATCGGTTGTCTACACCAAGCTCGGTATATTCCGTTACCGGATCGCCCATGCCCTGCGCCGGGGCGTGATCAACGTTCGGCAGGCCGAGGACTGGCAATATAGAGCCGATACCATCCGCCACAAACTCGATAACGCCAATGAGGATAAAAATAGTTCAAAAATACAGTCAGCCGACGGCGAATTGTATCAGGAAATGAACAAACTGGAGGCACTCTATGCGGCTCACTGATGCAAAAATATTTTTTGTCCATCTCGGCGAGGCCATTCGCCATGCCGAAGCGATCGGCGCAAAAACGATTGATCTGACCATCACAACCGCCCAGTTTGACGACGAGGCGCAGGACGAGCTGCAACGTGCCATTAACCAGGCCAATCAGCGGCAATCAAACGACTAAACCACGAGGCTAGGGACGGCATGGAAAAGATAACCGATCCGAATATATGGGCGCAGACCGGCGGCTTGATCGGCCTGACGGTATTTGCATTATTTTTGG